CTGGAAGAGGTACGCAAAGAGTTTGAGCAGGAGAAGCAAGAGCTGACTGTCAAACTTGAAGAGCAGGTACACGAGCTGATGGGTGACAGACCTATCAATCTGAATAGCCCAGAGCAATTGTCTTGGATTATCTATAGTCGAAAAGTCAACGACAAACCTGTATGGGCAGCAGCTTATGAGGATCGTGTGTCAAATACACAACACACAGATAACATACGTAGGCTGACTACTAAACTATACAAGCAGAAGGCAGAGAGATGCAACGAATGCTACGGCTCAGGTCAGATACGTAAGACACGTAAGGATGGTACACCACACAAGAACACAAACAAATGTCCAGAGTGTTCTGCGTCAGGGTTTCTGTACACCAATGCAAAAGAGTTTGCAGGGTTAAAGTTCATTGCACCTGATCACAAGTGGGCAAGTGCCAATGGGTTCAGTACTAGCAAGGACAACCTCATATACCTAGAGGGTATTGCCAGATCACGCGGCATGCATGATGCAGAGATGTTCTTACAACGAGTACGCAGGCTGTCGGCACTGGACACTTATCTATCCAGCTTCGTCGAGGGCATAGCTACCCACGTAAAGGCTGATGGTATGTTACATGTACGCCTACTACAACACAGAACAGGTACAGGTAGACTGTCAGGTGCAGATCCTAACATGCAGAACATGCCTAGAGGTGGTACGTTTCCTGTTAAGAAAGTATTCATATCCCGTTGGGATGGTGGTGAGATCATGGAAGCTGACTTTGCACAGTTAGAGTTCAGGGTTGCTGCTTTCCTCAGTCAGGACAAGACTGCTATAGATGAGGTAGTCTCTGGCTTTGACGTTCATAACTACACAGCTAAGGTTATCAGTGAGGCAGGGCAACATATATCTCGTCAAGACGCTAAGGCACATACATTTGCCCCTCTCTATGGTGCGTCAGGGTTTGGTCGCACACCTGCTGAAGCATCCTACTACCAGCAGTTCACACGAAAGTACTCAGGTATAGGTGAGTGGCACAAGAGACTAGCCAGTGAGGTAATCAATACAGGCAATGTACGTACTCCATCAGGTCGTGAGTTTGCATTCCCTCTGGCTACACGTAGGGCAAATGGTAGCATCACGTACTTTACTCAGGTAAAGAACTACCCAGTGCAGTCATTCGCTACTGCTGACATCGTACCTATATCTCTTATCTATATAGACAAGATGTTACAGGCAAACAAATTACAATCATGTGTTGTCAATACCGTACACGATTCAATCGTGATTGACATACATCCTAAAGAGAAGGAGACAGTTATACGGATCATCAATCGTACCAACGAAGTACTGGTTGATATAGTAAATAAGAAGTGGAATATAGACTTTAATGTACCACTATTATTAGAAGCAAAAATAGGTAACAATTGGCTTGACACAAAAGATGTGGCATGATATACCTACAAGTCTAACAAAGGAGAATTATAAATGAATGAGATATCCACACTAGATACAAGTAACTATGAAGCTATGGCTAAAGCAATGGGCATGAGTTCAATGGCAGTGCCAACTAAGGAGAAGACTAACTCTCTAGCCAGACTACGCATCCATCACACACCACTGATGGGGCAAGAAGAAGTTAAGGGCAAGATGACTAACGTCGAGGTTGTCAGTGGCGGTGTATATAAACTGGAGATACCAGATGGTGAGACATACTATGCAGAGAGCATAGCGATGAGGCCATTCTTACAAAGGTTTATGTATAAGCGTTTCATTAAGGGTACTGACAGTACACCTAACAGGTTTGTAAAAACTGTAATGTCTGACAATCTTAACATGGATCTGAAGGACAACGATGGTCAGTTTAACTGCGGTAAACCTGCTGGTTACATTGCAGACTTCAAAGCTCTACCTGAAAAGATGCAGGATTTAATAAGACAGATCAAACGTACACGAGTAGTGTTTGGTACTGTTGACATGGTCAATCCTGTTAATGCCCGTGGTGACTCAGTAGACCTAGAATCTACACCATTCATATGGGAAGTAGAGAACCGTGATGCCTTCAAGACTATGGGTGATGTGTTTTCTAAGTTAAGTAAGATGCAACGTCTACCTGTACAGCATTACGTCACGGCAACTACAGAAAGAAGAGAGCTACCTAACGGCAGTGCATTCTATCTTCCTAATGCAGAGTTAAATCTTTCAGAGACTTTAGACATTGACAATGATACTCAGGAAAACTTAGCTAGTTTCTTAGCTTGGGTAGCCAATTACAATGAGTATATTTCAGGTGCTTGGAATGAGAACATGCAGAAGCATCAGTCGGTAGACACGGAGACTGTTGAAAGTTTTATTGACATCACCGCTGAAGAGTTCGCATAATGAACCACCCTGCTGAACTGCCTATTCATCAGTACCTTGAGAATGCTACCAAGGGTACGTCAGTTATGTCTGACGAAACCATTGAGCAAGTAGCACAAGACATCAAGGATGCTATGAAGAGACAGTTCGGTGGGGGCAACAAGAGAGATGAGTTTCGTCTACGTATGTCCAACATAGGTAGACCTACTTGCCAACTCTGGTGGCAGAAGAACCATCCAGAGAAGGCTCTCCCTAAGCCTACCACCTTCGTAATGAACATGCTACTAGGAGATATAGTTGAGGCAGCATTTAAAGGAATACTTAAAGAAGCAGGAGTTGCGTATGAAGATAAAGATAACTATGTTAAACTTGAACTTGACGACGTTACAGTTAATGGAAGCTACGATCTTGTTGTTGATGGTGCATTGGATGACGTAAAGTCTGCGTCACACTGGTCTTACACTAACAAGTTTGAATCCTATGACACACTGGCTAATGGAGATTCCTTTGGCTATGTAGGTCAGCTCGCAGGATACATCAAGGCATCAGGTAAAAAAGTTGGTGGCTGGTGGGTAGTAAACAAAGCCAATGGACACATCAAGTACGTGCCTGCCACAGGACTAGACGTAGATGTAGAGGTTGCTAAGTTAAACGAGACTGCCAAGACAGTTGAAGCCAATGTGTTTAAACGTTGCTTTGAGCCTGTACGTGAATCCTACAGAGGTAATCTGTCAGGCAATAAAATACTACCAGATGGCTGTAAGTTCTGTGACTTCAGGTACTCATGTTGGGAACTTAAAGATAGACCGTCCAGAGTTTACCAAGGAAAAAAGACACCACCTACTGTGTCTTACATTGAAGAAGCAGTAGGATGAACGGTAAACGTTTTCAGTCTGCCATGAAACATGGGTATAGGAGTGGGTTGGAGATGAAGATCTCTGACTACCTCAAGGAACAGGGTGTGCCTGTGGTGTATGAGGCCATTAAGATTGAATGGGAAGACCTCATGTACCGCACGTATACTCCTGACTTTGTGTTGCCTAATGGTATTATAATAGAAAGCAAGGGTAGATTTGTTGCGTCCGACAGAAGAAAACATATTGAGATAAAAAAGCAACACCCTAAGTTAGATATACGGTTTGTCTTTTACAACAGTAAGAATAAAATAAGTAAGGGTGCTAAGAGTACATACCAAGATTGGTGTAACAAGAATAAATTTCTATACCATGACAGGTTAGTACCGCTAGAATGGCTAAAAGAAAAAGGAAAGAACAAACATAAACCACTGATAGAACTATCCTATAAAAAAATAATAAGGAGTTAGCCCATGACAATAGAAGTAGAAGACTTTGATGTTAACGATATTATAATACGAATGAAGCCTAACTTTACAGACGAGGGTAGATGGGATGGATTCATAGACATGGATATAATTACGGACAATAAAAAAACTACAGAACCGTCTGACTTTATACAGCTTATGCAAGTAGCTTCTCTGATATGTTCTGCCCTACCTGTAATGGAAATAGATGAAGAGTTTAGAAATACCCTTTGCGATTACGCATCAAGTATGATAGAAGAAGATGATAAAAAGTACAAAGAAGAACAGATAAAAGAATCTGTTGCTAGCACTACAGGCAATGTAATTAAAGTAAACTTTTAAATTAGGAGAACCTTATGAAAAACAAACCAAAGTATGACGTAGTAGATAAACCAGAACACTACAACCAAGACCACGACATAGAATGTATTGATGCTATACGTGCTGCTTTAGGTTCAGGGTTCAAGGAGTACCTGCAGGGTAACATACTAAAATACATATGGAGACACAAGTATAAGAATGGTGTAGAAGATTTAAAGAAAGCATCGTGGTATCTTGATAGATTAATAGAGGCAGAGATAACAGATGGAGATTAAATTATTAATGACTCTGGGCATTGACGAACAAGAGTATAGAATGCCAGCAGATGGAAAGATAGAAGAAGAAATACACGAAGCCATACATGAATTTGTTTACGACATAGATGGCATGGAAATCAAAACAATTAGATTAATATCGGAGTAATTAAATGAGCAACAACTATTTACCAACAGACTACCAAGCATTCATTCATACCTCACGGTATGCTCGTTGGCTTGAGAAAGAAAATAGAAGAGAGACATGGCCTGAAACTGTGTGTAGATACATGGACAACGTTGTAAAGCCTATCGTAATAATGAAATCTGAATTTAAAAAGATAGAAGACATGATACTTAATCTCAGTGTTATGCCAAGCATGAGAGCTATGATGACTGCTGGCCCAGCATTAGATCGTGATCATACAGCAGGATACAATTGCAGTTACCTACCAGTAGATGATCCTAAAGCATTTGATGAGGCTATGTATATACTGTTGTGTGGTACTGGTGTAGGCTTCAGTGTTGAACGTCAGTACATACAGAACTTGCCAGAAGTTCCTGAGTTATCCGACAGTGATACTACCATAGTAGTTAAGGATAGTAAGGAAGGTTGGGCAAAAGGATTGAGACAGGTACTTGCCTTGTTGTGGGCAGGAGAGATACCTAAGTGGGATGTCAGTCAGATCAGACCATCAGGAGCCAGACTAAAAACATTTGGTGGTAGAGCATCAGGCCCTGCCCCACTGATAGACTTGTTTAACTTCTCTGTTAACACATTCAAGGCAGCTTCCAATAGAAGACTATCCTCGTTAGAGTGTCACGACTTGATGTGTTACATAGGACAGATTGTTGTTGTAGGTGGTGTGCGTAGGTCAGCCATGATCTCACTGTCCAATCTATCTGATGGTAGAATGCGACATGCTAAGTCAGGCAACTGGTGGGAGACAGCAGGACATAGAGCATTGGCTAACAACTCTGTCTGTTATACAGAGAAACCAGACTCAGAGACATTCATGCGTGAGTGGTTGTCATTAGTTGAAAGTAAATCAGGTGAGCGTGGTGTCTTCAATAGACAGGCATGTAAGGCACTGGCTGTGCGTAGTGGTAGACGTGATCCAAACCACGAGTTCGGCACTAACCCCTGCTCAGAGATAAGCCTACGACCATACCAGTTCTGTAATCTGACAGAGGTGGTAGTACGTGCGACTGACACACTGAAGGACATCAAGGACAAGGTAGAGATAGCTACTATATTGGGAACTATTCAGTCTACCTATACTAAGTTTCCCTATCTACGTAAGATATGGCAGCGTAACACAGAAGAAGAAAGACTACTGGGTGTCAGCCTGACAGGAGTAATGGACAATCCTATTACGACATCCTTCAATAAGAACTTAGCCAGAGACTTGGAAAGCCTGAGACAACATGCAGTATACGTAAACTCTGTATGGGCTGAGAGGTTAGGCGTTGAACAGAGTACTGCAGTTACATGCTGTAAGCCTAGCGGAACTGTCTCACAGTTAGTAGACAGTGCATCAGGAATACACGCCAGACATGCACCCTACTACATACGTACTGTACGAGGTGACAACAAAGATCCTTTGACACAGTTTATGAAGAGTCAGGGTGTACCATCCGAAGCATGTGTAATGAAGCCTGACACAACTACAGTGTTCAGCTTTCCTATTGCTGCACCACCTAAGTCAGTGACGCGAGATGAGATGACAGCCATACAGCAGTTAGAGATGTGGTTAATCTATCAAAGGCACTGGACAGAACACAAACCTTCTGTTACAATAACCGTTCGTGATAATGAGTGGATGGAGGTAGGTGCGTTTGTGTATAGAAACTTTGATGAGATGAGTGGTGTGTCATTTTTACCACACTCTGATCATACTTATCAACAAGCACCCTATCAGGATTGCAATAAGAATGACTATAAGATATTAAAGAGTATTATGCCTAAGAAAATTGACTGGTCTAAGTTGTCAGACTTTGAATACGAAGACACAACCAAGTCATCACAGACATTCGCATGCACTGGCGAAGTCTGCGAGATGGTGGACATCAGTGCTTAAAGGAGAGACAGTATGAATATTAATGTAGATGGTAAAGATTATGATATTGATGAGGCAGACGAAAAGAACGCTGAACTTATGGGCATTCTTGGAGTTGTAAGAACAGGAGAAAATGCACTGCCTTTGTTGCAACATATACAGCAGTGTGTACAGGCAATACACTCAGGTAAGTTAAAAGAATTACGTGATGCGTTACCTAAAGAAGAAAAAGTAAAAACAAAAAAACGTAAACTTAAAATGTAAGGAGACTAAATATGAAAAAGAATTTAACCAGAGAAGAACGAGGCCTTGGAAAGTATGATGCCCCACTGAAGGTTCAATTTCAGCGAGGCTATGAAGACTTTAAACGTGGTCGTGTCGGTAGTCCATTCCATACGGATACCATGCAATACAGGGAGTGGCGTAGAGGCTTTAATAAAGCATGGGATGATAACCTAAAGCGAGTAGTTAGTAATGAACAATATAAAACAAGAGGTAGACCAATGGCTAAAGGAGAAGTACAACATGTCAGACTTTAATGCGTACCAAAGATCAGCAAATAAAACTGCTATCTATCCCCCCGAACACAAGATACTATACCCAGCACTAGGACTGGCAGGGGAAGCAGGTGAAGTAGCTAATAAAGTTAAGAAGGTTATGCGTGATGGCGTAGAGAACCAACCAGATAATTGGAAGGAACAGATAGCCAGTGAGATAGGGGATGTGTTGTGGTACTGTGCAGCACTAGCTAC